ATTTATCGTAAGACATGGACGACCTTCAGCAGTTCTCTCTGCTCGTATCTGATCCGGCCATTGCTTACCATCAACAGCAACAAACTCAAGATCATCCTTCGCAGCCATACGATTATCTCTATCAGTATCAATAGCTTTTTGTATCTGCTTTCTTAATGTTCTAAGTCTATTCTGATCTTTTGTAGGTATCGCTTTCATTTAAGCACTCCAACTATATTTCCGCTACGAATTACATTATGTACAGCTTTAGAAAGATACTCTGTATCAAGCAAATCATTATAAATATCTTTAGATACAGGAGTATATTCACAAGTAGACCCACTTTCAAACATAACTATAAGACCTTGATTCCTATCATTATACTCTATGCACCGCACATTTTCACTGCTCATATTAATTACCTAACCATGCAGTTGAACCCTGATTTAAGTTTCTATACCTATGCATAGGATAATCTAAAGACTCTTCTTTCTCCTTACCAAAAACCTTCGTAGCTTCATTTGAAAAATACTCAGTCAAGCCAAGAGCATCAGCTATATTTGGTGACATAATACCTCGAGCTTTTAAATCTTTCTTGGATTCAATTACATATCCTCCATGAGCATTAAAGGTATATCGTACAGAAGATATCTCACTTACAAGCTGTTGACCTAACGACTCAGTCTCTCCTTCTACCTTAACATCTGGAAAAGAATATTTTCCGAGCAAACAATTATCTCTAACTCGACACCAGAGTTCATCTCTGAGTCGATTGTATTTAGTAATGTCACTTGATGCAAGAGCTACATTTACTTGATAAAGGTTTTTCATATTGTGCTTTTCAAGCCAATCGGCAACTCCAGCACCTACTCCTATTACATCTATGGCACAGCCACTTGCATCAAGCTCTTGATACGTTTGATTAATAAATCCTCCAAGATCAATCGTATTAAGCTTTCTAAATGTTTCCCAAGGATCAATACGTAAACCTTGTCGAGGAAGTATAATAGAAGAATCATCCCCGTATCTTGCGACATCTACTCCAAGAAACAAAGGTTCATCTTCAGCAACTACAATATCATTTCCAATACACTGCTCCGCAGTCCACAGCGGAATCAACGTGTTCTCGTCTTGTAACGGTGGATTTCCTTCCACACGAATCTTAAACACATTCGAATCAATACCATACTTCCGAGCAAAATACTCAGGCATTGAAGGATCTACATTAGAAGAATCTCTTGAGTCCCAATGAAACTTACACCAGTCGTTTTTAATTGCTGAATGAAAATGTGTATCGTAGAAATACCCTGAATTTTTAGTCATATTTCCTATTAAAAGGGTTTTATTATCAGCTTGAGTAAGCGCACCTTCTAAAGGAATAAACGTAGGATCAGGCACACCAGATGCCTCATCAATTATTACAAGTAAATGATCGCCATGCAGTCCTGCTAGAGTTTCAGCTTGCTCCTCTTTTGTTGCTCGAACCGATGGCGAGATTAAACGAAGCCAATATTCTTTCGGTGCTTCTTTATGCTGTATTGAATCCTTCCGTACTACGAACTCGTCTGCCACTACAGAGTTCCTTAGCCACTTAGAAATCTCAGCAAGAAAAATGTCACGCAACTGCCTGTTAGTAGGAGCTGTAACAACAACCTTAGCATATGGACGTGTTACCAAAAACCATAACGATATCCAAGATGCGCTAGCATCTTTGCCAACACCGTGTCCTGAACGAACCGTAATTCTCTTTTCTTTTCCTACTGCTTGAAGCAATTCTATCTGTTGCTTAGAAGGAACTACATGCAAGCACTCAACAGCAAATTGTAATGCTGAATGCTTCCACTCCCTAAGCTTTAATAAAACAGATTTATTTAAGTCTTGCGTCAAGTCCATAATTATTATTTCTTCTTCTTTGCCGGCTGACGAACTGTTCCACGATTTCCTACTCCACCACCAGAACCATCTTTACGAGGAGTTCCACCGCACTTACCATCATCGCGAGCACCTCTTCCACTACCTCTCTTTGTTGCCATAATACCCTCCACTATTTAAAAACTAACTCGGTCCGATAACAAAAACAACCAGGGAAAAAGAACCTCCGGTCGACTGCTACGCTGTACTATCATCTTGGCCTCCAGTCGCTCTTCAAAAACTTCACCCATATGTAAGCCCGTTCGATGTTCGGTAGCTTGTGCCAAGGGTCGGTAGACCGCGCGGCCAAGGTGTTGAGCTTCGTGATTCTCCGGTGGCACTTCTTGCAGATCTTGACCGTAATCGGCGGATCGTAAGTGATGTGGTGGTCAAGGACGTATGAAGTATCTCCACATTTTATACAAGCGCCGGAGTGCTTTCGTTTCCACTCCTTAATGTGCCGTATCTTTTTCTTTCGTTTAGCCGCCACTCAAGAAAGGTCAATTCGTGACCTTTTGTTTATCGGTTAAAAATCCTGTGTGTCTAGCGAGGACAGGGAAGCGCTAAGTCCCTCAGTTGTTCGGGTTGCTTCCGATGGTGTTAAGTCGTCTGTGTACTCTGCGTCCTCGATGTCGTTCGGTAGTGTCACGCCATCTGCCAAGGCAGCTTCTTGTTTTTCGATGTAGATGAGATGGGCCACCAGGCCTTTGATCTCGTTCGGCTTTCCTTCGACAACCAACTCTTTGTCTTTCAGTATCTTGTAAGACATTACCAGATCCCGCAATGACGCTCCCTCTATCTTCTCCGGCGTGACCGCTTCGAGCACTCTGGCTTGTAGTTCGGTTAGTTGGAGAGACTGGATTGATCTGTACTGGAGTAGAAGGCCTTGCTTTTTCTGTAAATCGGCGATACGGTTGCGGAGCGTTGGAGGACTGATGCCGAGCTCGAGGGAAATCTCGGGTACTCCCACTCCGCGCGTAAGCAAGTCCAACGCTGCTTCCATATCTATTTCCTTCTGCGGTCTACCCATTTGTTTCTATACAACCTCTTGGTTAATACACGTCCTCATTCCGAAATCGTTTACAGCAAAGCAGCATGCTCCGGTTATACCTGGTATGAATCTCTTGCAGGTTTGTTCCTCGTCTTCTGCTGCCGTACACCTGTACACCGCCGTGAGTTTGCGGAAGTCTGTAAGCCTTTGTGGTAGCTTGGCAGCTTCTTTCGACTTGAATATTTCATCTAATTCTTTAACCATTATGAGTTATGGTAACACAATAGCCCCAGCAAGTCAAGTGTTATTTCGTAGTTTTGAAATTTATTTCTTTGCACTGGGTCGGGCTGTTCTATGAAGGCTGTTCTATGAAGGCTGTGGGTTTGAGTTTATCCTTCTCGAAGCTTTAGCTTCGGCTTCGGCCTCGGCTTCGGCTTCCAGGGGGTTGTTTGATTTTTCTACCTTTGGGGGTGTGGAGGTTTTTATGTCGTGCGCGCTAGATTCAAAATGACCTTATCCCCCCCCCGTCTGCGCAAGATCCATACCATTCTAGTAAAGTACGATTTTTCTCGGCGTTCTAATGAAGTGGTACAGTTCTTGCTATTCCTTTCTTAAGAAAATTTGAACCCTCGACAATTTTGTCGGCTCGACATTTTTGGCGAATGAATGTAACCTCCCGTTACTATTGACAAACCACCAGAAACCATCCAAATCTCTCGACATTATTGTCGAACCAGCCATGTGTGGGATATGGGCAGAATCCGTAATGATTCCACGAGGTTAGGTACTTTGGCACAGTGGTTGCAATACCATATCACTGAGTTCAACACGGTCATTCACATAACCCTGCTTTACGGGATGAGTTGAGGGATTGCAAATCTGGAGTCAGAATTGTAATCAACCAAGACACGCATCAAATCGGCAGGCAGAATAGTCCTTCAGAATGTGATGAGCATTCTGCGACACGGCACGGACTATAACAGAAATCATGCCTTCCGTGATACGCCTTCAACAGCAATGAAAACGGAGGTTGTATCATGGCAAAGCGTATAATGAAGTGGAGTCTGACAAAAAATACTTTAGGCGTAAGTAAAGTAGTTGAGGGCGAGGATGCTAAGAACGCTAAGATAGTATTGACAGCGGAATTTGATTTAGTGTTATTGTATCCTGACTTTGAAAGCTACAATGACGTACAACAGCAGATCATTGTCTACGGTACGAAGCAAAAGCTGGCGGATAGTGGCGCGAGTGAAATTGCCGACTACGGTAGCAAAGTTAAAAAGGCCAAGACAAAGTGGGACGAACTTCTCTCCGGTAAATGGACTGGCAGTCGAGTCAATGGAACTGGAGCAGCTGAGAGAAAGAAGCTGGTTAAGGATATCAGCAATTTGGTCGGCGAGGTAAGTCTGAACGGACTGACAATGAAAAAGGCCTTGTCAGCATTGGACGGGCAGGCAGCGTTCACCGAAGAGGACGAGGTGAAGTTACAAGAGTTTCTGGCAATCAAGATCGAAATGGATGCAGCAGAGTTTGAAAAGAAAGATGCTGAACTTGACGCTGAGATGGAAGCAGAAGCAAAAAACTAATAACCCTGAAGGCGTATCATGGAGGGCATGAAAGGGACAGGTA